TGACGAATTAACAACATATGAAAAAGCGTTTGAACTACTTGCAGAAAAACTAGAAAAAAGTAATAAATATAAAGTAGGTAGTTTTTGGGAGTTTACTAGGGATATATGGTCTCAAGGATTTGAGCATCCAGAATATTTTCAAGCATGGCATGTGGGTAAATTAACTGAAGAAGTTGAAAAGTGTATTGAAGATGGTCTTAACTATTTAGCTATATTACCAAGAGCACACTTTAAATCTACTATATTAGGACACGCTTTTAGTATTTGGAGAAGTTTAAAAATTCAAGGCAGTGCGAATATATTATATTTATCTTATAGTGATACTATGGCTAAGTATCACATATCTGAAATAAACAAAGAAGTAAACCGTAATCCTTTATTGAAAGATATGATGACTAACAGAGCCCCAAAAGCTGATTTTACATTTAGATATGACACAGGTAATGGTGGCAGTGCTGAAATTTTACATGGAGGATTGTTTTCATTCAAAAGAGGTATGCACGTTAATGGAGCATTAATTGCAGACGACATTTTGAAAGACCCTGAAAGCCCTCTTGCATTAGGGCAAATGAATAAGATTGAAGACCACTTTTTGACTGAATCGCTTTTCATACCTAATAAGGGAGTACCAGTAGTAATTGTTGGTACACCTATGATGCCCGGAGATTTACTTACTATATTAGAAAAGGATGACCGATTTGTAACAAGAAAGATGCCAGCACTTGACCCTGAACCGGGTAGAAGAGTATTAATGCCAGAGTTATATAGTGAAGAATGGTTATTAGAACAACAAAAAGCTAAACCTAAGTCATTTGCGTCAGAGTTTTTACTGCAACCACACTTTAATACTGAAGCATATTTTGATTCTGAAGATATAGAAAAGTGTGAAGATGATAACTTAAGGTCTTTTCCTACAACTGTAAAACATGATTTTGAAGAAGATGAAGATGTATTTGCAGGGTTTGACGTGGGTAAAAAAAGACACCCGTCACATCTAGTGATATTTAAACGTAAAGGTGAAAAAGTAGAACAGATACATCAATCATGGTTAGATGGTTGGGACTATTCAGAACAAATAGAATATTTAAATGAAGCGGCTGAAAACTTTGGGTTGACAAAGGGTTATATAGATAACACAAGAGGTGAGTTAGAGGATAGGGGTTTAGATAGAAAATGGCATCCACTATCATTTAGTTTGAAGTCTAAAAACAATATGGCACATATCTTTGAACAGTATGTTCATTCAGGTAATTTATTTTTAATTAGAGACACTAGACAAAGACAACAGATACTTTCAGTTAATAATGAATTGAAAGCCCCAGAGACTCCAATGGGTCACGGAGACGCTTTTTTCTCTATTGCAATGGCTTTACAAGCTGCGTATGAAACAGGCATTTATAGCATGCAAGCTGTAGGTGATTTGCAAGAGTTCGTACACGATGTGGAACCATCACTAAAATATCAAAATATGGACAAAAATAAGCCAGAAAAGTTAATCGATTTTGATAAAAACGTGTATAATGATAGTAGCAAAAACTTACAAGCACCCAACCCAAATTGTACAGAGGACTTCTGTGGTCCCTCATTGTGGGTGCCTGCTAGGGGTTTGTGTCTTTATTGTAATTATAAAAAATCGTAGTAACCATAGGAGGTTCATTTTGGTCACGTTAACACAACAAGCAGAAACAGTAGCGTCAAAGAGATATTATTTAAAAGACGAATCAGGTGAACCTGAAGAAAACGCAAATACATTATTAGAAAGAGTAGCTAAAGCTATAGCATCTTCTGAAAAATTATATGGAAAGTCAGATGCAGATGTAGAATTAACGACAAAAGAATTTTATGATATGATGACCGAGTTAAACTTTATACCTAACTCTCCGACACTCATGAACGCTGGCACAAAACAAGGCACATTGTCTGCGTGTTTTGTACTACCTTTAGAAGATAGTATGGAAGACATTATGAAGGCAGCTCATGACATAGCTATGGTACAAAAGTTTGGTGGTGGGACGGGCTTTGCCCTAAGTAAGTTACGTCCAAGAGGCGATAAGATAAAGACAACTCATGGTATTGCTTGCGGTCCAATACAAGTGTTACAGACACTATCTAGAGTATCATCCATGATTACTCAAGGTGGTAAAAGAGATGGGGCAAACATGGCAGTAATGTCAGTCTACCATCCAGATATATTAGAGTTTATTGACTGCAAAAAAGTAGAGGGTGAAATACATAACTTCAACATATCAGTAGGTGTAGACTCTAACTTTATGAAAGCCGTAGAAGCTAATCTTAATTACCCACTAATAAATCCAAAGAGTAAACAAGTGGTCGGTGAGTTAAACGCAAAAGAAGTATTTGATAAAATGGTATACGGTGCGTGGAGAAACGGCGAGCCCGGTATGATTTTCCTAGATGAAGTGAATAAAGACAATCATGTTACAGAAGAATATGGTGAAATGATTGCGACAAATCCATGTGGGGAACAACCATTATTAGGAAATGAATCGTGTAATTTAGGTTCTATTAACTTAGCTAACTTCGTATACACTAAAGAAGTAAGACCTTACATTAACTGGGACGGATTACGAAGTACAATTACAACAGCTACAAGATTTTTAGATAATGTAATTGATGCTAATAAATATGCAACTCCAGAAATAGAAAAAATGACTAAAGCTACAAGAAAAATAGGTTTAGGTATTATGGGATTTGCGGACATGCTTACACAACTTAGAGTTTCTTATGGTTCTAAAGAAGGTAGGAAGATAGGTTCTGATATAATGAGGTTCTTAAAGACACATGCAGATAAAGCATCTAAAGATTTGGCAGAAGAAAGAGGAACTTTTCCAGCATGGGATAACAGTGATTACGGTGAGGATGAAAAATATAGGAATGCATGCAGATTAACTGTTGCACCTACAGGAACTATCTCTATGTTTGCTGACGCATCTAGTGGAGTAGAACCATTGTTCTCTTTAGCTTATAGAAAGATGAACATATTAGAAGGTGAAACACTTTACTATGTGAATAAATACTTTGAACAAGATGCTAAAGAAATGGGTTTCTATTCAGATGAGTTGATGGAATACTTATCTGACGGGGGACAATTAAAAGATAGACCTGAAGTGCCTGATGAAATAAAAGAAATATACACTACAGCACCTGAGATATCTCCTGAAGCACACGTTGGGATGCAAGCAGCTTTCCAAGAACATTGTGACTCTGGAATATCTAAGACGATAAATTTTGCAAATGATGCTACAATAGAAGATGTGTACACAACTTATATGCTAGCTTGGAAGACAAAATGTAAAGGAATTACAGTATATAGAGCTGGTAGTAGAGATAAAGAAGTATTAGTAACTGCACACAAATCAGATGAGACTACACCATCTGAGACAGAAGAACAACTTAACTTTTTTCAAGAAATAGAAGAAGCAGATTGTTGTGTAGAACCTAACATAGTTATGGAGTCTGGTTGTAAGACATGTAAAACTTGCGGGTGGAGTGCTTGTCATATAGCATAAATTCACAGTTTTAGCAAAAAATAGTATAATAATAGTAGGAGAAAAGATATGCCTATAGGTAATATGTTAAGAGATAGACAAGAACAGTATGTCGCACAAAAAGACAGTGCTGGAACTTGGAGAATATTAGATACTTGGCATGAGGATTTAACTAAGTTAGACCCAGAAGATGAAATAAATGACGCAAGTGAAGCGGTAACTATTTTATCAGAAGGTGGATTCTTAGCTTTAGTTAGAGAAGCAACAAGATTAGGGGTGTTACAAAACGCTGCCCTAATCGAAAATGATGCTTTAGCAGACCAAGTAGCTGAACTAAAAGAAGAAAACGATAGACTAAAAATACAAATTGAAACTACCCCTGCTGCTACAGTTACACACGAGGAAAAAGCGGGGTTGAAACAACATGCAATAAACACGATAGCGAAGATAGTAGCTATAGATAGTGTTGAAGTAACTGAGGAATAGGATATATGAAATTAGGAGATTACCTTCCAGAAGTTCCTGAGATGGCTAAGTCAATGGGGAAACTTGGGTCTCAAATAGATATGTTTGGCGACATGATGGAGTTGAGCAAAGCTGCTGGAGATACAGGTACTGGACCCACATTTGGTGTTGATTACATAGTAAACACTTATGTAAGAAATCAACTTGCATATAGAAAACAACTTATTCAAGATTTACAGACTGTAGCTTACACTTGTGAAGAATTAAGAGCCCCTATAATGCACATTACTGGGGAAGTATTCAGAAGAGGTATAGATTTTGAACCTATAAAAGAAGACCCTGATGAAAGCCAACTAGATAGAATAAAACAATTTTTAGATGATTGTAACGTATTTGACCAAGGACTTGAAGAAGTTCTAAGACAGTTTCACTGGGACTTGAACACAGTTGACGATGCTTTCTTGTATTTTTCAAAAGAATATCATGATGATGGAGATGGTAAATTAAGTTCTAGAGTGACAGAGATTAGAAGAATTAACCCCGCACTTATAGAATTTGACTTAGATGAAACAGGTTTACCTAAAAACTCTCACTTTTTCTGCCCAATACACAGAGAACAAATAAAAGAATCTCCAGAAACTTGCCCTGAAGAAAAATGTGACCTTGACATGCAACCTGCAATGTACAGATATTTATACAGAACAGAGGTACATTACTTTTTAGACACTGAAATTGTTCACTTATCTAAATTTAATCCAACTGAAACGTATGGTTGGTCACCTATTTTAACAATATTTGAAAAAGCACTTACCTTAATTGGTATGGATAGAAACTTATACAGATATTTCTTTGAAAGAAAAATGCCTGCGTCTATGGTAATGGTAACTACAGATGACCCTGAAAGTTTAAAAAGAGAACGAGAGTCACTTGCTGCTAAAACACGGCAAGACCCTAACTATATTCCAATGATTGCTGTATCTTCTAGAACTAATAGAGGTAGAGTTGACATGGTAAGACTATTCCACACACTACAAGAGATGGATTACTTACCAGTAAGAGCAGAAATACGAGAAAGAGTATCTGCTATATACGGTGTGTCCCCAGTTTTCCAAGGAGCACCTGATTCATTTGGTGGTTTAACACAACAAACTTTACAATTAACAGTGATGAGTAGGGTTGTTGAAAGAGACCAAAGACAGATTATGGAAAAAATATTTGGGGCTATAATAGATAACTTTGGTATTACCGATTACAAAATGGTGTTACCTAACCCTGAAGAAAAAGCAGAAGCAACTAGAATTGCACAATCACAACAGAGAGCGGCTATAGCAAATCAAATGTTGAACATGGGATTTGATGTAGCTCTGAATGGTAATAAATTAAAGATTGATGAATTAGACTTTGTAGTATCAGGAGACCCTGTACCTACTGCTAAAATTCAAGCTGAACAACAAGCACTTCAATTAGAAGCTGCTGAACAACAAGCTGCTCAACAATCGGCTATGATGGAAGCACAGCAAGCTCAGATGGATGCGGCTCCAGAAGGAGGAGAAGGAGGACTCCCTCCAGAAGAAGGCACAGAAGATATGCCTAAAGATGAGACTCCAGAAGATGAAGGCTCAAAAGAAGTGCCTATTGAAAACGCTGTGACAGATGTTCCTGAAAGAATAGCTAACTTAGAAACTTCTAAATTTAAAGACCCTGATTTAAGTAAAGGTGTGGCAACATCTACATGGATAGATAGTTTAGCCGAACAAGGATATCAGTTCCCTATAATTAAACAAATATCACCAGACGGTACTAAAATATGGTTTTCTAATGCTGGCGAGGAATACACAGGAAACTTAGGCGGGTCTGGAATTAATAGTATAGAGAAAGCCTACTTTGGCAATCCCGTGTTCTCTGAGGCTGGAGGTAAAAAATATATTGGAGACCAATATCAATACGAAAGTGGTGATGGAAGCTCTAAGCCAAAAGCTGTAAATGTAGAACGACATGATGATGAGGATGATGACTAATGGCTAAAAATAAGTTTAACCCAAAGGATACTAAGTATTCAAAACTTCCTAAGTCAGCAGCCCCTAAATCTCCTAATGAACCTGATGAGTACGAAGACCATTCGTATAGTCATAGAGAGGTAAGACCTGACGGGGCGACAGTATATTATTATGATAATGGTGTAAAGGCTATTCACCACCCTAAAAAAACAGGTTCTGATTATCACAGAAAAGCATCCGAACATCATTCAGATAAAGCACAAGAACTGATAAGTGCTAAAAAAACAGAATCTGCTTTATCGCATCTTAGAGCTAGGATAGGTCACAGGATGGCGGCTAAGAAAAAAGCAGAAGACGAATCTAAAGTAAGTAAATTATATAAAGATTTTGGTGGGGCTGACTCAGGAGCAGGCGATATAGTTGCTGTTGCATCTGACCCCGGTATATTTACTGAGACATATAGTGGTACAGACTCTAAAAAGAAAAAGAAAGATACTAAGAAAGAAATTAAAGAAAATGAAAAACGAAAAAAGAAAGCTAGTGGTCCAGATAAATTAGATAAGTGGTTAGAAGATACACAAGAAAAAACTTTAGATTTAATGTCACTTACTAAAACAGATGCAAAAAAATATGACCTAGGAAGAACAGGAGGTCTTACTCCTGATGCTTCTATTAAAACTCCAGATGAAGAACGTGATGTAGAAGAATTTATGGAAGCTAGAACTAAGAATGCTGAAAACAGAGCTATGGGTATCAAAGAAACTAAAGACGGCATGATAAAAGTTGATGAATCTATTAGCCTATCTAAGACACAACAGTTTAGTAATTACATGACACAGTTACTAAACGATGTTAGATTAGAAATGCGGAAAGAAGATGAAGAAGATTATGAGCTCACTGACAAAGACAGAGAAGAATACATGGAAGAATATTCTAGAGCATCTGACTTACAAGATGAAAAACTAGAAGAATTTACTAAAATGGAAACTGATTGGTCAAAAGGCAAAAAAGATGGTAAACTAAACAATATGCCTTTTTTAGGTAGTTACAAGAAATCAATTGAGGGTAGGAGAGAGAATCCTCCACCACAAGTAGAAAAGCAATACGGGGCACCAAGAAGCCCTAGACCAGACCCTAATGGGTATAGGAATCCCCCAAACAGGAGGGTCCCTAAAGATTAACCACAGTAATAGGAGATTAGAATGACAACATTCGTCATACCAGAAGAGGCTAAAGAAGAGATAGTAAAGAGAAAAATGGCAGGAGCAACATGGAGTGCTCTATCAAGATGGGTAGCAGATAGATGGGGTGTAGCAGTTCACAGAACTACGTTACAGAAGTGGTACGATAGAGAAGTAGAATTACTCGATGAACAACAGTCAGACGACATGGAAGATATGGAAGCAGACTTCACACCTGAAGCACATGTTAAAATGGCTAGAAAAATAGAGACCTATAAAGGTGAAGCTAGATATTGGAAGAAAGTTGCAGAAGCAGCTATCAAAAAAGAAGCTAAAGAAGACCTACTAATAGACTCTATTAAAAAATTTACCCCTTCATATAAAGAAGTAAAAAAGTATAAACGCCGAAAACCCACAGGTAAAATAAAAGGTAATAGTGTACAGTCTATGATTGCACCTCTTACAGATACCCACATTGGAGACAATGTTGAGTTAGAAGAAATGATGGGTTTGAATGAATACAATATTGATATATTTAATAAAAGACTTTATGGATGGGCGAACCAAGTTATTACATTAGCAGAACTCAGACGTAATTCCGCAGAGGTTGGGGAGCTTATTGTTCCGATGCTTGGAGATATGATTAGTGGAGACATTCATGAAGAGTTAGCTAGAACTAACAACGACCATTGTATGGGGCAAATGATAAGAGGGGCTAACCTTATATCACAAGCACTAATGTTGATTGCTCCACATTTCGATAAAGTAAGAGTTCCATGTGTTGTAGGTAATCATGGTCGGATGACTAGGAAACCCCCTATGAAGAACAAGTACATGGATTGGGATTACATGTTGTATCAATGGATATCTGTGTTCTGTCAAAATCAAAAGAACATAGAATTTCACATACCAAAAACATTCATGACTACGATTAACGTATGTAACAGAAACATATTGCTAGCTCATGGAGATTTTATTAATGGTGGTGGTAGTGGTACTTCAATCAATAGAGGTGTAAGTAATATGCGAAATGTTCTTTCATTCCGAAAAGGTTTAAAAGAAGAACTTAATCATATACAGGATAACAGTTTAGAAAGTATACCTGATAATTATGATTCAGCTTTACTAGGACACTTTCATAGAATAGATGAAATAGATATAGGTACAGGAGCAGTGCACATATGTGGTTGCATGAAAGGTGGAGATGAATTTGCAATGCAAAGAGTACAAGCTATCAATAAACCAAGACAATTAGTTCTATATTATCACCCTAAATACGGGGAGATTGGTAAAGAAGTTATCTATCTAAACAGGTATGATTCACGCAAAGGTCAATTTAATGATATATTACCTGATGTTTGGTCTAAAACTTTTAGTTAATTAGGTTCAGATTAGTATAATACAGTATGGAAGAACAATTCATACAACAAGTCTTTACACAAGCGTGCCTAAATACTATTCAGGCTACTGTAAGCTCAGTACTTGCTAAATCTCAAGAGAGGTGTCCAGTTGAAACAGGACAACTAAGAGCATCGGCTGCAATTACTGAAGCTAACCCCAGTACAGGACAGTATATTCTTGCATATAATGCAAATGATAGTGCTCCTTATGCAGCAATAGTAGAAAAAGGTGGAGTAGTGGGGGCTCATTATCGTAGAAGTCCTAGAACAGGACAATCATACCCTGTTAAAGGCTACACTGTAGAGGGAAAGTTCTTTTTAAGAGACGCAATTACAGATGTACTGAGTGGTGACTTTAATGATGTTGTCATAACAGCTAATCAAGGTAGCACAGGCTACAGTATTAATTATTAGAAAGAGGATAAGATGGAAGACTTAGAAATTACACAAAATCAAGAGTGGATTATAGCAAAACACTCAAGAATGGTAGGAAAAGTATTAGATTTAGTAGAAGCTGCTATGCCTGAAGGCAAACAGTGCGAAAAACTAAAAAAATTGCTACAAGTTCCCCTATATGATTTTAGAAATGACATGTTACGTCTAGAAAACGGCGAAGCTGATACTAATATCGTAGAATAACCCTTATATTTTTTTATATTTATACTTAAATTAGTATAATAAAAGTGACTATTAAATATAGTATTTTATAATATATTGTGAACAAGGTCGGCGGTGGCTAAGACCAACCTTCTTCAGGTCGAACAAGTTTTTTAAATAAACAAAACCTTAAAAATAAGGAGGCTATAATGGCTGATGAAATTCTAAACAGAATTGAAAAGCACATGGAAGGTACGTCATTAGGTTTGGCGGCTCTTGCAGAAGTGCTACAAAAAATGGATGGAAGAATGGACGCAGACGATGCTTATGCTATAGAAAAAGCAGAGCAAGAACAAGCAGCTATTCAACACGCTAACTTAGTAAAAAATATTGCTAAGTCAGTATTGATAGAACTATCCGACCAAGGTATGGACGTTGACGGTACAGACATCGAAAACGTAGGAAAGCCAGACCCGACTAAAGGAGCAACTGCTACACCTAATTATGTAGGAGATGCGGATGATTCATCTGAAACTATTACTCCAAGAAGCAGTATTGAAGACCAACAGGCTTCAATCATGGCTGAGGACAATGGTGAAGAAGAAGATGAAAAAGAAAAAGCATACATGAAGAAAGCTCATGAAGAAGACGAAGATGAAAAAGAAAAAGCAATGCACCCTATGAAAGAAAAGGCAATGCATGATGACGAAGATGAAGACGAAGATGAAGAAAAAGCTATGTTGAAAAAATCAATAGCTCAACTTCAGAAACAAATTGAAAGCCTAGACATCTCTAAGGCTGTCAAAGAAGAATCCGAGAATAGACTACGAAAAATGGGATTCAAGGAAGAGAATGGATTACAGAGACCACAATTGAGCACTAACGTGTTTGGAGCAGACGAAACTCCAATCAAGAAAGCTCAGACTGTGGGCGATGTAGTCGACCAACTAACAAACTTGTCTTACAAAGAACTGCGAAAAATGCAAGAATTAAAGAGACAGGGTATAGTAGAGGGTCTGCCAGACGAAATCGCAGGCTTAAGCTAGACTTTTAATAATAAACTAAAAAAACGAGGAGATAATAATTATGCCTTCACTAAGTGAATACATATCTCAATCGAATAGAGGACTAAACCAGTCTGTATTCGGTCCTGAGTACTTATCAAAAGCGTTTAATGCAGCGAACACAGGAACTGCTGATGCAATCTATACGACTACATCTGCGGATAATGTGTTCACGTCTACTTTCGGAAGAAAAGTATGGCAGTCATTGAACAACCAAACTCGTTTCTTCAACGCAATCCCAAGAACAGTTTTCGGTAACACCGTTGGTTGGAGGGTAAGAACGGATAGAGGTAGCCAAAGGTCTCGACCAATAACAGAGACTGGTAGCTTACCAGACATTGACGTTTCAAACCTAGAAACAATCTCTAGCTTGCCTAAGATTATTTCTACTTCATTCGGTGCTTCTGTGAAAGCAATGTACACTGCCCAATTAGAAGGTGGTGTGGGTGACGTATTAGCGTTGGAAAACGAAAACGCACAACTTGACCACATCAAGGAAATGAACCAAGAGCTATTGCTACCAAACACAGTGGCAAACATAGGTGCTGGTTCAGGAACTTCAGATGCTAACGTAACAAATGGTTCCGACTTAAGAATCGGAGACACAGTAATGTTAGTAGATGCAGGTTCATCAACAGCAAATACACCAGCAATTTCTGCAATTTCTGGTACCGATGTAACATTCGGTAGTGCACTATCAGGTACACCTGCAGCAGGTACTTCAACTGTAGCAGACAACCTATCAGTGCAAACTAGAGCAGGATTAACATCAATTGATGATATCGTTGCAATTAACAACGATGCAACAGTTGGTAACGGTGGTGTACAGAGGTTCGCTGGAGCTTACGACTTAACTACAGCAAACAGAACTTCAGGCACATTCGGTGCTGCTGCTACTGTAAAAGGTAACAGTGGTGTTGGAAGAGACCTATCTCTAAACCTACTTGATGACTGTATTCAGTCTATCAGGACAAATGGTGGAGAACCTAAGTTAATTCTTATGGGTCACGACCAATACTTCAAACTAGAGAGATTACTTAACTCTCAACAGAGATACATGGGACAGGAAGAGTACCAAGTAGGAGTAGGTTCTGAAAAGACCTTTCCGGGTACAAGAACTGGACTAGTTCTCGCAACTTACCAAGGTATTCCAATTCTACCAGATGCAGACACTACTAAATCAGAGGCTGCTTCAGGTGGTTCAAAACTAGGTTCAAACATCTACGTTTTGGATACAGACTACCTAGAAATCGCTGTGGCTCAACCTACTCAGTATATTGAGAACAGAGATTACTTCGCAGCTGACGCACTTGTAGTCAGAGGTTTGCTATACACAATGGCAGAGTTCAGAAGCTACAGGTTTGACGTACAAGGTGCGATTTTAGACTTAAACTCATAGTCGGTTAAAGTCATACTAAACTAAGACTATATGTAAAAGTAGAGGGTGATTAAGATTAAATTAGTCACCCTCACTTTTGAATGAATGTAAATGAAATGTAATGTAAGGATGAATAATGCAGATTGTATATGCTAACGGAGTATTACAAAGTCTAGATGTACAAACGAAGAGGATGGTTGGGGAAGTGATGACCTTAATAGAAGGTTCATTAACAGATGCTCCAACAACCACTGCGTTAAAGAAATCGATTAAGCAAGCCATGTGGCGAACTAATCGCAATATTCAAGATGACGTGACAAGTATGGCATTTAATACGGAGGAAATAAAAGATGGCTAAACATACTTTTAAACTATCAGACGTAACACCAGACGCTAGAATTATAGCAAGGTCTGCATTAGGTTACGATTTTAACTATTACGCTGACGCTGAAACATTATTGTTCGGTAGTACAGACGAAACTGCATTTAGAATGCAAAACATTACACCGGGTACAGGTATCTCAACAGGTACTGGTACAGTGTACAAAGCTAACGTGACAGTAGCTGGTGACTTAATTAAGACTGAAATTCTTATTGACCTCACTGGTTTAAACTCATCTGCAGCAGGAGACATTATCGGTAAAAACAGTACAGCTAACTGTCACATAGGACAGATTACATCTGCTTTATGTGGTACAGTATTTGCGGGTACTTTCCAATCGCTAGAAACACCAGCAGGCGGAGAACCAGACATTGACTTGTTCTCAGCTACTGTTGGAACTGGCACAGAAGATGCAGCTGTTTCTGGCTTATCAGAAACTAAGTTGCTTGACTTAGGTGCTGACTTAGCAGCAGGAAACTTAGGTACACCATTTGCTTTATCAGCATTCCCAGCAGCTGACGAGTTCTTATACTTAGTTGGTTCTGGTGGTGGAACAGATGACACTTACACAGCAGGAAAGATACTAATAACACTTTACGGACAACCTGCATAAAAATAGGTTATAATTGAGTAGCCACTCTTTATTGGGTGGCTACCAATATAAATGAAATAGGAGAATAAATACATGTCAATAACAAACGATTATCAAGATTCAGCATCTTTTGAAACATGGCAATCAGACCCCAGTACAAGAACCGCTGTACAGCCATGGGATAGATATGTACCTTTTAGCGGTTCAGTCGGAACAGCAGCCGCAGATATAATAAATGTACACTCAAGTGCATACTACGATATAGACCAAGGAGCTACTACAGCAAATTTAGAATTACCTACTAGTGGTAGTCCCGGTATAAATAGAATTTTAAACCCTTCAATAGAGAATGCAAGTATATCAGAATTTACAGCAGTTGGGTCTGCTTTATCAAGAACAACTGGAGCCCCTTTCTTAGGGTCAGCAGAACTAACATGTAACCCAGCAAACTCAGCAGCTAAAGAAGGATTCACTGTTACTACAGATACTTTAGCTGGAGGTACTTCAAGAAGTGCGGATGCATATTTATGTGCACAAGGAATGGTAAGAGGAGCATCAGCATCAGGAGATGCAGTAATACAGATTTTAGATTCTAGTGATAATGTATTAGCTACTGGTGATGCAGTAAGTTTAACTACATCTTACCAAAGAGTATCAGTACACTACAAACTTCCAACTGGCGGAGCGACATACAAAGTCAAGTTCTGTTCAAGCACACAACACAATATTAATATGTTGTGGGATGCATTGATGTACGATAAAAGAATGAACACTAAAGTTATTGATTATATAGATGGTAACCTTGCTGGTGGTAATACATACCAATGGGAAGGCACTACAGACCTATCAAGGTCAAGACATCTATCTCCAATCGGTGCAATTAGAGGGATAGTAATTAGAAACACTCACGCATCACAAGAATTATATGTAGCATTTGATACTACTGCAGAAGCAAGTACAGCTGCTATAAAATTAACTGGTAATGACACTACAGAACATAACTTCTTTGAGAGTCAACATCCGTTAGATTTCAGAAGAAATATTTCTGTAATAGCTAGCGGAGCTAGTACAACTTACGAAGGCGTAATCTGGGGAGTTGCAGCCCCTGTAGGATAGGAGACACAATGGTTACTATGGCTAGTAATACACAATATAAAAGCTGGCTTTCGTCTGAGGACGAGACTATTGTATCTTTGGAAAAAGCACAGTCTGGTAGAACAACACTTGAAGATATCGCTGATGCTTTAGACGAGTATAAGAGGTTGTACATCGCTGGGCTAGCATCTCCCGCAGAGATGATTACATTAAATAGAGCCTACCCAGAAAATATAGAGTACGCAGAAGTGTGTGAAGGTCTAAAAGATGAAGAGGGTGAAATGCCTTTGATGGTTGTTGGAGGTCCCGCATCAGTAGAAGTTGTTGATAGAGAAGGACATCTTATCACAACAGACGCTCTTAAAAAAGCATTTAAAAGATACATGAAGAACTTTAGAGGTAGAAACGTAATGGTTATGCACTCTGATGTTCAAGTAGGACACGCACTCCCAGCGTATATAAGTAAAGCTGGTAATATATTTAAGAGTGGTGTAGATGACAAAGGTTTATTTTTTATAGCAGAACTAAGAGATGATACTAAAATATCTAACAGAGTAAGAGAGCAAATCGAAAAAGGTGGCATGAAATCTTATTCTATCGCAGGAAGTGCTACTAAAAGTAAAGAAATTAATAAATCCGATGGTAGTCACATATTACAAGTAGATGATATGGAACTAGCAGAGGTAACAATATGTGAAAAGGGAGTAAATCAGAACGCTCATTTTGAATTACTTAAAGGTGATAAAGCGGAAGGGTCATGTGTAGATGGAAGTTGTTTAACAAAGTCTCACGACCCATCTCCCGAACCAGAAATAATTGCTATCTCTAAATCAGAAATACCTTCATTTAAACACATGTTTGCAAGTTGGATTGCTAAAGAGAGCGACTCTGATAAATCTAGAGCAGTAGCAATAGCGACTGCACAAGCTAAAAAAGAAGGTTACAAAAAATTTACTGATGGTAGTCCGGGTGATGACCGAAGAGATAAAATAGCAGAAGCTATTAAAGATAGTGCTAAGTCTGCTAAAGAAAAAGCAATAACTAAAACATTCCTTGTAAAACAACCTCAAGATTACGGTCCAGCTACTCCCGGCATGGGAAGCCAAACTGGTAGTACTACAAGAAGGATGAATTTTGGTAAAGATAATCCCACAGAACTTTACTATAGAGCTAATGCTCCTGAAGGACAGAAGTATCAAGAATATAGTGGGGGAACATTTAATGTAGCAGGTCAACCTCCTGAAGGTATGAGTCCTGATGAAGTTGAATCAAGGATGACATATGATGGTACTAGTTTTTCATATAAACCTACAGAGAAATCAATAAGTAAACAATTATTTTTAGATAAATTAAAGGAGATAGTATAATATAATATGAAGAAAGATGTATATCCAGACGTAAGAATTGAAATCATTTCTGAAGGTCTCACAAAGAAAATATTAGAAAGCTCAGGAAGCCCAGCTCCATCTGTATACGGTGAAGAACAACCTGAAGGTAAAAACTTGCCTAACGTAAGTATTAAGGGCAAAAACAAAGAGCTACAATCTGTGTTAGAAACATCTAACAAAAAGCCAACGTATACTGGTTTAGTTAAAGAAGCTATACAAGAACTTCGCAAGGATAATCATAATAAAGGAACAGGGTCACAGCAGAACTTTGGTGACTTGACCACAGGTCAAATGGACCCTCAAACTAAAAAAAGACCCGGTACACCATTTACAAGAATGACTGACTCAGACCCAGATAAATATGGTTCACCAGACCAGTTCATAGTCACACCTCCTAAAGATGCTGATGCAGGAGTGCAAAGTACGGCATCTAGAAGAAAAGGTATTGAAAGTCAAGTGGCATCTCAAACTCAGAACATGGTCAAGGAAGCCGTACAAGAACTACGGAAGGAAAAAGCGTATGACCCAATGGGTGGAGTGATGGGTAGTAAACCAAAAGACGCTCCCGTAACACAAAGAGAAAATGTATATGAATCAGCAGCATTAGCTGGGATAGACCCGTCAGGAGCTAGAAGACCTGAATCAGTACCTCCTAGTGAAAGAGCAGATGTTAAAGAAGCATTAGCTACTGCACCTACTCCTGTAGCACCCGCCTATGGCGATACTCCTACGACATCAAGAGAAAATGTATATGAAGAAGCTAAATTACAAGGCATAACTTCGTATGGTCCTTATCAAACTTATGGTGGTGGTACATCCGCACCCACTGGTGAGGAAGCTGCTTTTGGTTCAGGTAGTCCATACTCTAGAACTGCAGAAGGACTTGGTAGTGGTACAACAGAAAGTATAGACTATAGACCTCAAGATAAAAAAACAACTGCTAAAGACACAGACGCTGCAAGCATATCAGATATTTCAGCACTAACAGGCACAGGTACTCAGTCAGGAACTAGAGACCCTAAAGGGTTTGATTCTTCTGCTGTAAGTGCCATCGCTGCACGAGAGGCTGCTGCCCCAACAGGCGGAGCTGGTAAAAAAGAAGATAAAGCACCAGCAACACCAACGCCTTCATTAGTGGGTGGACCAGATGTTGATGAAGATGTCTTAGAAGGTAGAAGCAGTGGTACTCTACCACCAGACGAATCAACTAAGGGTGCCAAAGGCACTGAAGGTACTGGGGACGTAGATGCAACATCTAGTGAAATAGCAGAAGATGTTACTGGTACAGCACCAGAACCTTCTTCAACACCAGATATAGACCCTAAGATTACATCAGAGCTTGGCTTAGGAGTAAGGGCTAACCCTGAATTAACTAGACCTAAAGGTGCTGGTGGACAGTTATTACCTGAGTTTGGTTCATCAGGATACTTTGATGCAATACTATCAATAGGTGAGGGTGGTAAAAACGTAGAAGCTAATTATGGTGTAACAGGTTCGGAAGACGGACAAATTTCACCGTTATCAGAGTTCTTATCTTTATATGCACAGAACCCACAATTTGACCAAAGCAAATTTTTAGATAACTTAGGTATCAAACAACCTGAAGCACCTGAACCAGAAAAAGCTGATATAGAAAAAGCTAATCCGTTCAAGGCATCATTAAAGAAACAAGCACCTCCGATGGCTATGACAATGAATAAGCCAGCTAACATGGGTGTAGGCATGCAACAACCAGTAGTGACTGGTGCAGGCACTATGAAGAATACAGAGAAAGCTGTAGCGGCTAACAAGCCAGCAGCAGTGGGGGCATCTAAAAAAACTAAAGCTACTAAAAGAAAAGCAGGTTCTATAGCAGAACTCGCTAAGAAAGCTCTAATAAAAAAGGGTATGGTTTGGGATATAACTAATAATAGTTGGGTTCCAATAAGGAAATAATCAATGGCTAAAAGAGAATCTATAGTACCCGGATTGGGTAAAAAGCAGGCGGCTGTCTTTGAAAATAGAGAAGCAAGACAGTTGGAACACAAAAGACACCTTGATGAATTAGGGTTTCCACAAGAGCAAGATAAACATGGAAGACCTGAACTAGAAGCTGCCTCTCTTAGATACGCCCCTGTAAGTTACGATGACCCAGAAAACCCAACACCTTCTAGAGTAGTGAACCAAGCAGGACAAGATTTAGCTGATTCTAATGAAACTCCTAATAAGATGGTGCTTAATAAAGAAGATTTACTAGACGTATCTGCTATTGTAAAAGAAGCTATGGATGAAGTATTTATACAGAAAGATAAGGGTCCTATTGGATTTGTAAAACCTGAAACAAAAGCATCTGGATTAAAGGGTCTGTTTAGGGGTGCTGGTAAACTTTTACCATGGGCTGCTCCGTTACTTTTTAACCCTGTTAGTAAAGTAGCTTTAGGAATAGTATCTAAACCAGTTCTTATAGGAGCGGGTATTGGATATGCTGCATGGAAAGGTTGGGATGCCATAGAAGAGGCTTTTGAATCAGATTCAGAAAGGGCAGCAACAGTTGAAAAGATTTCTAAAGTGCCTTATAATCTTAGGACTGATTCGCAACAAAGAGACTTAAAAGAAGCCTTGGATGAATTATGGGGTAAGAAATTTGGGTTAGGCTCTACAGGTGGTGAGTATATAGATGGGCAAACTAATTTTGCAACTCCAGCGGATATGACTGCTTACTTTAATACACTCTATGATGGACAAGGAAATATTCCTATAGTACAGATTGATGAATTTACTGAACAATTTGCTGCTCCAGATAACGCAGCAAGAAGAGCTGAAATGGGTATAGTTGGAAAAGTCTTTGAATCAGTTGGTGAAGATGCTGCAAAATTGATGGGTGCTTTATTTGGTACAGACACCGGAGATACAATTTCTTTTGAAGACTTTAATACAAGCATGCAGAATGCTGCAAAAAATGACGCTCTTTTAGTTGATGATAAAGCAACCACTAAAAATATTCTTCAAGGTATGATTGACATCGAAGAACTTCCTAAAGATTCAAATATAATAGATAAAGTAAAAAATAATGTTGGACAGTTTACTGAAAACTTAAAACAAAATATTCCGGGTATAGGACTTGATATTGAAATAGGTTCTAATTTAAAAACGGATGATTTAGTAGATATGGATGTGCCAGTCTTAGACATGCAAGGTATGGGCACAGCAGGTGCTGCAGTAGGGCTAGATGCATCACAACAAGCAGCTGCAACTAAAACAGCATTGGAAAAACCTAAACAATTGAGAGATATACAATCACAAATAGGTTCTGCTATGGCAGGAACAGGACAAACTCCTACTGCACAGCAAGAAGCTAGAACCAAGTTTGAAAGCCCCACTTTACAAATAGCAGCAGATAAAAGAGCTAAAGAAATGGAGAAGCCTATAACACCTCCACCTCCTACTCCTACACCTCCTGCAGGTAGTAGAAATACACAAGCTGATTTACAGAGCACAGCTGCAATGACACCGCCCACATTAAAACCATCAGGCACAGCTGCTTTAGGTTCTACATCTAAAGGAAGAACATTATCTGTAGACGAAGGTCTAATAGATGGTAAACAATTTGGAACTATATCAGGACCGGGTACTGCAGACTACAGAATACAAGTTAACTCTAAGACTTATCCTAAAGCTAAACCCGGTGAGGTTATTACATTAAGTAAGATGGATACATATCAAGCATGGATAGAAAAAGCTGAAGGAGAAGGAGCTATGGCTAAGGTACAACTAGATAGGGTATCTGACTTAGCTGCTATGATGCACGATATATTAGAAGATGGTGATGAGTTGCCCGGATGGATTCAAAACAAGATATCAGATTCATTACACAATCTAGAAGCATCTATATCTCATGTGATGTATGATGAAAAAGAAGAACAAGGGCTTGTCAAATCAAAACAAGTATTCCACGATTTTTTAGCCAAAGCCCCTCAAACTAGGGGCAATCTTCTAGAGAACGAAGTGTTCTTGCAGAAGTTTTTGGGATTAGGATTGTTAGGTAAGCTCGCCCCAAAGGTAGCTAAATTTTTAACTGGTGGTCTTTTGTTTGGAGGAGCTGCAAAAAAAGGTAGCAAAATAGTAGGTGAAAAAGTTAAAGAAGAAACTAAAAAGAAAGGTGTTAACAAAACACTTCTTGGATTAGGAGCTTTATCTACAGCAGGTGTTGCGGGGGTACTTGGATATCAACCACCATCACTAGAAAGAGATGAAGCCTTAAAAGAATATAATAGTTTACCTGAGACACTTAAAAGAGGTATAGACAATCAAATAAAACCTAAAGCCCAAGAAGCTCTTGACATGTTACCAGACCCTGTTAAAGAAGTAGGTTCAAATGCTTTTGATGCAATAGCTGGTGTAGTAGATAATATAAAAAGAGGTGGTGAGTTCAAAGGACTAACAGCAGAACAAGTGCAAGACATTGGAGCTTCTGATAGAGGAGCAGACTATAGTTCTCCTGCAGACCCTAATATAGTAAGAAGAGGCACAGAACTAGATATTAACTTTAAACCTGCTAGTTACATTATGCCTATATATGACACAAGTCCTGAAGCAAATGCTAGAGTAAGAGCTGGTGGCTCTGAAAGCATTATAGGATACTCTAGTCCAGCAGGTGATGTAATGCTAAATAAACCTGTATCATCCATGGGACAACTACCAACACAATTATCTAAACAAGACCCACCTAAAACTGGTGGAAACTTTGCAGGAGCTCTTGCGGGGCTACAAAGTCAAACAAGCACTGACAAACCATATACACCACCCGCACCATCAGGAGGACCTAGTAAACTATCTACAGGAGCAGGCAGTGACTATGCTAGTATTTATGGTAAAGATTTTGCAGATAGAGGCGTGGGAGACTCTCCTTATAAAGGGGGTACAGATGCCGCAGAGATAGCAGCAGACCCTGCTAAATATTATGGGAACATTGCAGGCTATGCAGATGGTAAACCAATTACATTTGATGAAGCAACAGCAGAAGCATCAAAGGCTAAAGCTGGTACTGAAGGGGTTCCGATGGAAGATACGTTTGAACTTCCTAAACCTCCTAATCCTGAAGATGCAGTTCCAGACCCTGTTCAATTTGATACATTAGAAGAAGCTCAAAGAACTTTATTTCCAGATTCTTTTGAAAACGCAATAGTAAAAGAAGCTGTATCTGAATTTTTAAGTAAAGCAAAAAAGAAGGGTGGCAGGAAGAAAGACCCTCGTCTTGAAAGAGCTGGAGTAGAAGGCTACAATAAACCTAAGAGAACTCCTAAACATCCGAAGAAGTCTCACATAGTTGTGGCTAAAGAAGGTAATAAAATAAAGACTATACGTTACGGAGAACAAGGTGCTAAGACTGCCGGTGACCCAAAGAAAGGTGAGTCTGCAAAGATGAAAAAGAAACGAAAATCATTCAAAGCACGACATGCAAAAAACATTAAGCGTGGTAAGATGTCAGCAGCTTACTGGGCAGACAAATCGAAATGGTAGGATAACATGGATTACGCAGAAACTATATTTAATCAAATACTTGAAAAAGCTAAAAGAAAAAAACGAAAGAAGTCTACTGTAAACAAAGCAGGAAACTACACTAAACCGGGTATGAGGAAACGAATGTTTCAACGAATCAAAGCTGGTTCTAAAGGTGGTGCTAAGGGACAATGGTCTGCTAGGAAAGCACAACTACTTGCACAACGATATAAGAAAGCTGGAGGAGGCTACAGGAACTAATGGCTAAGAAGAAGTCACAGAAGTCCCTAAAGAATTGGGGTGACCAAGATTGGGATTACGTTTCTGAAGGTGATAAAAAGAAACCTAAGAAGAAGCGTGGTAGATACTTGCCTAAGTCTGTGCGTAGAAGCCTAACACCCGGACAGAAAGCCGCGACTAATAGAAAGAAACGTAAGGCAGGTGGTGTAGGAAGCCGAGCTAAATATTCAAAGAAGGTAGCTAAGAAAGTTAGTAGCGTATCTAAACTTATAAAATACTTATCCAACTAATCCAAACTATTGTATAATAATAATACAGGAGGGTTAATCTATGACTGAACAATATATATGCGAGTGCGAATGTGAGTTAGACGTTCAATGCGAAGAGGGGACGTGCAAGAAAGATGAATGTGAATCGGATGAGTGTTTATCTACATGTTCAAATGAACCAGAAGAATATGAATGTTGTGGCGAGAATTGCTGTAACAATGATGATATTGTATACGATGAATTTGGTTGCTAGATGAGATATCGAATTGAAAAACCTAAGAGCCCTGTAAAAAAAAGACTAGGAGCACAGTCACAAATAGTGGCTATGCCTTTTAAAGATAATAACAGAGCCGATAAGATTGATGAAATTAATCTAGGAGGGAATATGTCTATATGGCATGTGACGCTTGAGACAGGCTATGAAGAAGTAGTCTTTGCTGAAAGCTACAAGGAAGCTGTCGAAAAAGCTGAACACAATCAAGATAACCCAACTTATAAAACAAGTGGGTTTGAAATATTTTATACTCTGATAAAAGATATTAGAGATATAAGAGATGACTTAGAAAGAATAAAACAAGTAATTAAAATACCAGAGGAAGAATAGAATGGCACATTTTGAAATACATAGAGATGTTTTAGATGCACAAGCTCAGTGGATATACACTAAAGGTGATGGCACAGAGATATGTGTAGAAGGGCAGTATGGGACAGGTAAATATGTTTACTCTACTGCTGGGGCTAAAGGCTATTGGACAGATGCTGTAATAGCAAATAAACTATCTCCAAGTGCTTTACTTTCAGCTCTTGCTACTGAAGTAGGAGAGAGTGTAGGAGACATAACATTTGATACTAGTCTGTGTAGGAACGAAAATCCTGTAACTGAAGCAGGCTAGGAAAGACTAATCTTTAGGGGCACCACCATGAACATCAATAGCAGACTTAGCACCTTCTTTTTTAACCCTGTAAGTATCAGTTTGAGCATGGCAATTAGGACATACCAACTGCAAGTTCTTTTCGCTATTATCATTATGGTCACCGTTTTTATGGTCAAGTTCTAAGGGGATATCTTCTTGCATCCAATAAGCCAATCCACATATAGCACATACAGGTTCAAGAATACGTTCTCTGATAAGACGTATCTTCAACTTGTCACTTTGCATAGGAACCTTATTAGAAAGATAATCTTCAATCGGTCTAGCTTTCTGAATGTCGTATTTAGTTTTTACAAATGGTGGAACACCAGATTTTCTAATTTTCTTGATTTGCATGTTTACCTTTTTCTAAAAAGTATGTTATACTATATTATACTAAGTAAATTAATAAAACTAAAAAGACGGAGGTACATTGGAAGTACAGGACATAGTAAAGTTCTTTTTTGGGTTTGTATTCATCACTGCATTCCTACAAGGGTTCTTGTCAGCATTTTAAATAAAATAAATAGTGGGGGGTCTTTAAATGAATATATTTAAAAGACTCTCCTGCATTTTAAAACTATCTGATTGTGATTGGGACTTAGTAGAGATTTTCCCTGTCGATATGGCAAAGAAAACTACTAAGCGATTTTTCAGATGTTCTAAATGCAAGAGAGTGAAATACAAACTACATGTCAGAGAATAGAGATAGAGAAAATTTTCAACGGATAGATGACACCGAGATTACTACAATCTCCTTGACGCTACCTGAAATTTTATACATAGACGATAACATAAGTTTGATGTTAGATGGGAGGGACTTTGAGAACATGATGCCTTTAAGACCCGTAGCCCCATCAGCAATCGTGCTAGTTCCCATAGACTTTATTGATAAGATTGGGAGGGCGTTTATTAAAATAATGACTCAAAAGACTGACGCAAGGCTTGGGAAGAGAACAGTAAGTGTCAAGATGTCAGAGATGGAACTGTACATGTTGAGAGAATTATGCATTAGCAGAATGGACTTCAACGGACATAAGGTAGGGTTGACATTAAAGAAGAAAGTATTGTTTGCACTATACCAAAGAAAACAAAAGACAATAGATATTATTGAACAACTATTAGAAGATATAGATTTAGGAGATACTAAATATGAGTGAAGAAATAAACATGAAAGATACTTTACAACATGCAAGTATGTTTGTAGGTATAAACAAGATAACTAAAAAGAACGCTAAACTTTTTAACAAGAGATTAAAGATATTAAGATTTGCAGGACTGCACATATTTGACCATGTAAAACTTCAAGACATTGAGGAACACATTGACCTTAGCACAGATGCGAAGAAGATGACTCCCGTTGAATTTAAAAATACAGTGTGGTCTAGCATGGAAGAAGGTGCTGAAATTTTAGTTCAGGAACAAGAAAACCCCACTGAAATTTTAGATGGTCAGGAAGCCGAAGCTGAAGATAATAAGGAAGATTAGGAACTAAACCTAAACTACTATTATACTTGTGCTAAATAAAATCTAGTTAACTCCTTAGATGGCTTGTATCTATTCTGATAGTAATCATCTTCAAGATGACTTATCATGTCTAAATTTATATAGTAATCCTGTGGTTTAAATGCCCATTTAAAAAGTCCTTTCATAACCCCCCTTGACAATATTAGTTTCTCTAGTTTATCATACTTATTACAAATCGAATTAAGTTACGAAAGGGTTAACAGAATATGAAAGAATATGAATATCTATTTTCAGTCCCGTGCTTTATGAATTATACCATAGTAGCAGAGAACGAAGAACAAGCTAGAGAGATGTTAGAAAATGATGGGGCAGAAATCAATGGGGAGTGGAGAAATTGTCCTAGTGGAGATTTATCTTTAGAGGGCGAAGATTATAAAAAAGCAGATTTAATAGATGTAGATGAGGTGTACTATGACTAATCCTGTTGACACTAGATACCTACAGAATAGAGATAGTATGATTGAAACTATATTAGACTATTGGCAAGAGGGTTGGTATGATGGCGACCAAAGTGATGTGGTTGATGAGTTAAGAGGATTGCACAATGGTAGCGAGAAGCCACTTGACTTATGGTCTGATAGTGAGATACAATCTGAATATGAAAGAGCAGTTGAGTTCTTAGAAGAACTACAAGATATTGAGGATTAATATGAAACACTATAATACAATAGAAGAACATAGAGAAGCACAAGCAAAAAAGTTCAGAGAAGATTTGGCAAGTAGAGTAGAAGATATATTAGTTAGGGTTGACCAAAAACTACACGACTATAAAGATGATAAAGTATACCCTATAATTATTGCTACATTATTAGATACAAGGGACTATGACACAATATGGTGTAGTGGTTCATCTACTGATGATATGTGGTTTACATTCCTAGACAACCTTGAAAGAGAAGATGAGTTGATGGGTATGAAAAATGACCACTACCATAGATTGCTAAAGATTAAACCTTATGAATACGACCACGACTTTCAGGGTAGACTAATTGAGTTATATTGTTTCATGTATGATTTAACATGGGACTTTATATATAAAGCATGGGAGTTGCATGATGAATAAACTAGACGATTTTATAAAAGAGAACATTCCAAATGATGTGGTATGGAAAGACAAGATGGTAGAACTTGTTACTA